AAGTAAAATTAGCTACAATTCCATTAGTAGAAGGACAAGCAGAATATACTTACGCTAATGATAATACAAATTTTCCACAAGACATAAGTGATGTATTAGAAGCTTATGTTAGAAATAATACAACAGCAACAGCTCCGGTAGATACAACTTTATCAAAAATAGATAGATCTGCATATGCAGGTTTAGCTAATAAATTAGCAAAAGGTACACCATCACAATATTATGTACAAAGAACTAGAAACGTAAGAAATGCTGCAGGTAATATAACTGCAACACCAAGTGTATTTTTATATCAAACACCAAGTTCTTCTTTTTCAGGTACAAACTTTCAATTAAAATTTTATTATGTTGCTCAAATAGAAGATGCAGGAGCATACACAAATAATGCAGATATAATTAATGCTTTTATTCCATGTATGTGTTCAGGATTATCTTATTATTTAAGTTTAAAATATTCACCAGATACAGCTCAAGCAAATAAATTAATTTATGAAGATGAATTACAAAGAGCTTTAACTGCAGATGGTTCAAGAACATCTACACATATTACACCACAAACATTTTATGGAGATGGAGTATAATGGCTTTTTCTAGAGGTAAATATTCAAAAGCTATTTCGGATAGATCAGGAATGGAATTTCCATATAATGAAATGGTAAAAGAATGGACTGGTGCATTAGTTCATATTTCTGAATTTGAACCTAAACAACCACAATTACAACCACCTTATCATAGAGGTGATGCACAAGCTTTATTAAATCCAAGACCAGATAGAAAACAATTACCAACATCAACTTTAATGGGTCCTAATCCATTTACGACAAATGGAACAACTACTGTAACTGTGTTTCAACAAGATCATGGTTTTTCTGCAAATGATATTGTTAGATTTATGGATGTAAACATTTCACCTATTGCAGGATTAACTTCTAATGTTTTTAATTTAGAAACAAAATTAAATGGAGCATTAGCTTCAAATGCAACTACAATTCCTTTAGTTGATGATTCTAATTTTCCAACTTCAGGTTATGTTTATATAAGAGAGATTCCAGATGCAGTAAACCCAGGACAATATATTAACGAAGTAATTAAATATACAGGAAAAGCTGCTGGAGCATTGACAGGATTAACAAGAGGAACTTCTGCACCTTTCTTTGGTGTATCTCCTGCAACTACAACTGCACAAGCATTTAGTTCTGGAGTAAAAGTTTTTGGTGGTAGAGCAGTTACACCTATTATAGAACAAAGATTAAATCAAAGAGGAGTATTAGAAAACTTTAGTGATAAATATACATTTACAGTTCCTAATGCTGCAAGTGGTAATGCAAGTGGTGGTGGATTTCCAATATTTGTAGGACCAGTAAGTACTTCAAGGGCGTTATCATAATGGCATACACTTTAACAAATTTACAAACAGATATTAGAAATTATACAGAAGTAGATGATTCTGTTTTAACAACAGCTGTAATAAATAGAATTATAGAAAATGCAGAAAACAAAATTTATAGAGCTGTAGATTCTGATGCAGATAGATTTTATGCAACATCAAATACTGTAAATGGTAATAGATATGTAACAATACCATCAGATCTTAGAATTATAAGATATGTACAAATTAAAGATTCTACAGATGGTAATAAACAAAAATTTTTAGAACAAAGAGACACTAGTTTTATGGCAGAATATTATAATACACCGGGCACAGCTTCAGGTGTACCTAAGTATTATGCTAATTGGGACGCTAGTTTTTGGGCTTTAGCACCTACTCCAAATGCTGCTTATGAGATTACAATGGCATATATTAAACAACCTACTAGCTTAACTGATGGATCAGTAAGTGGGAGTGGAACTTATTTATCTAATAAATATGCAGATTTACTTTTATACGGTTCTCTAGTAGAAGCGTATGGATACTTGAAAGG